AGCGCCGCCCAGCGCGTTCGGCGGCGACGATCTGGGTGCCGGAGCCGCAGAACGGTTCATAGATCAGGTCGCCCGGATCGCTGAACGCCGTCAGCACCGCCTCGACCAGTGCAACCGGGAACACGGCCGGGTGCGATCCTGCCGCGCCCAGACCGCCCTTGTGGCGCATGATGCGGAACACGGAGTCCGGGATGCGGTGGCTTTGGATCGCATTGCCGGTTCCGGTTTTGGCATGGACGATGCCGTCGGCCCCGCGCAGACCACCGCCGCCAAGGGTTTCGCCCGCGTGTTTGGACGGGACGGTCTTGTGCGGTTTGCGGGGCGCGCGGTTGAAGTGGAAAATGAACTCGTGCGATGGGGCCAAGCGGCCGTTCCAGTCGCCCGGCAAACCGGGGCCCTGATCCCAGACATACCAACCAAATCGCCGCCAGCCAGAGCCGCGCATCCATTCCACCCATCCTTCCCAATAGGGCTGCCATTCGCTGTCTCGGTGCACGAGGCCGAGGTTGACCAGCAGTTGGGCATCGTCGGTGACCGGGGCGGCAGCAAACACGCCCTGCATCAGCGCATCCCAATCGCCGACCTTTTCCTTGGCCGCGCCGTAATCGCGCTGCTGGGCATAGGGCGGCGAGGTGAACATCAGCGTCGCTTGATCGCCATGCATCAGCTGGGCCACGGCGGCAGAATCCGTTGCGTCGCCGCAGCAAAGCCGGTGTTTGCCCAGCGCCCAGATGTCGCCCGGCTTGCTGATCGGATCGGCGGGTGGTTCGGGGATGGCATCGGCGGCATCGTCTGAAATCACCGGGTGTTCGTCGGCGTCCGCCAGCAAAGCTTCCAGCTCATCCTCGGGGATGCCAATTAGCCCAAGGTCAAAGTCCTCAGCCAACAAAGCCTGCAATTCTTGCAGTAGCAGGGCCTCGTCCCAGCCGCCCAGCTCGGTTAATTTGTTGTCGGCGATCCGGTAAGCCCGGCGCTGCGCCTTGGTCAGATGGCCCAGAATGATGACCGGTGCCTCGGACAGGCCAAGATGGGCGGCGGCCAGGACACGGCCATGACCCGCGATCAACTCGCCGTCCTCGGCCACAAGGCAGGGCACAGTCCAGCCGAACTCGGCCATGCTGGCAGCGATCTTGGCGACCTGATCGGCGTCGTGGGTCTTGGCGTTGCGGGCATAGGGTTTGAGGCGGGCGAGGGGCCAATGTTCGATCCGGCCGGGCAGCAGAGGCGCATTCATGCCGCCAGCCTCTTCGCCTTCAGGTCGGCGAAGGTTTCACCGGTTTCGGCTAGGACAGCGTTTGCGCCGGTGAACTGCTGCCAGCGATCGATGGCGACATCGACGTAGACCGGGTTCAGCTCGATCCCGAAGCAGACGCGCCCGGTCGTTTCCGCCGCGATCAGCGTCGTGCCGGATCCCATGAAGGGTTCATAGACCGCCTGACCGGGGTTGGAATTGTTCAGCATCGGGCGGCGCATGCACTCGACCGGCTTCTGGGTGCTGTGGATGGTGGTAGCGTCTTGGTCTTTGTTGGCGATCTTCCATAGCGTGGTCTGCTTGCGGTCGCCAGCCCAGTGGCCCTTGCCGGTCTTCTTGACGGCATACCAGCAGGGTTCATGTTGCCAGTGGTAATCGCCACGGCTGAAAACGAGGCTCTCCTTGGCCCAGATGATCTGCGATCGAACGTTGAAACCTACCGCCATGAGGCTCTCGGCCACCTCTGCCGCGTGCAGCGCACCGTGCCAGACATAGGCGACATCGCCGGGGAACAGCGCCCAAGCCTCGCGCCAGTCGGCCCGGTCGTCGTTCAGCACAAGGCCGGTGCGCTTGGTCTTCGCCGCGCCCGTCTGGTTGCGCCAGGAGGGATCGTATTCGACTCCATAGGGCGGGTCGGTCACCATTAGCAGGGGGCGAACATCACCGAGCAACCGCCCGACCACATCAGCGGAGGTGCTGTCGCCGCAGATCAACCGGTGTGATCCCAGCTGCCAGAGGTCGCCCGCAACCGACACCGGCGTGACCGGCGGTTCGGGAATGTCATCTTCGCCCTCAACCGGCCCATCGCCGCCCAGCGCATCTGGATTCCGCAACAGCGCATCCAGATCTTCGTCGGTGATCCCGAGCAGCGACAGGTCGAAATCCTCGGCCAGCAGCCCCGCGATCTCGTCGCGCAACATTGCCTCGTCCCATTCACCAAGCTCGGTTAATTTATTGTCGGCGATGCGATAGGCGCGGCGTTCGGCCTCGTCGAGGTGGCTGAGCCGGATCACCGGCACATCCTTCAGCCCCAGCATTGCCGCCGCCAGCACGCGGCCATGCCCGGCAATCAGCTCGCCGTCGTCAGCCACCATGCAGGGCACGGTCCAACCAAACTTTGCCATGCTGGCGGCGATCTTGGCGACCTGGTCGGTGCCGTGGATCTTGGCATTGCGGGCATAGGGGCGCAGCCGGTCGAGAGGCCAAGTCTCGATCTGGCTCGGTGCAAAGACCAGGTCCATGGGGCGGTTCTCATTCGGGGCAGGGCGGACGTGCCAACGCGCGCGGGCAACATGGCCAGCGACAGGATCGGCATCCGCGATGTGGGGAAAACAAAAATTGCCCGCGAGGTTTATCCTCCGGGCGCAATTTTTCAATAATCTGCAATTTTTCAATAATCTATAGGTAGGTCAAGGGGGCTAGAAATGTCAAGTGAAAAAATGACGTGGATTCAATGACTTCTTACGGGGTGGCTTCCGCTGGCTGATGGAGTGGATGCCTCCCTCCCCTACGGCATCGTAATGTGCCAAGCTTTGGACGTTGAAACCAAGCAAATCGAAGGAGGCATCCGTGAAAGAAGTGACCATCATTGGCGTTGATCTTGCAAAGAACGTTTTCCAGCTTCATGGCGCTGCGGCCGATGGTTCGGTCGTGTTCCGCAAGAAGCTTACGCGGGTTCAGTTTCATAAGTTCATGTCGGGTCATCCCGCCTGCCTTGTGGCGATGGAGGCTTGCGGCAGTTCGCATTACTGGGCGCGCGAGATGGCCCAGATGGGTCATGATCCGCGACTGATTGCGCCCCGCTACGTCAAGCCCTTCGTCAAGCGGCACAAGAACGATACCGCCGATGCCGAGGCCATCGTCGAAGCGGCCCTGCGTCCAACCATGCGCTTTGTGGACCCCAAGACGCCAGATCAGCAGGGGGGGGCGGTTTTGTTTCGGACCCGCGCGCAGTTCATTCGTCAGCGCACCGAGGCCATAAACGCGCTGCGGGCGCATCTTTATGAATTCGGCTATATCGCGCCGATCGGGGTTCAGAATGTGAAGCAACTGGTCGAGATCGTAGACGCTGACAACAGCGACCTGCCCGCGCTGGTGCGCTTTTCCTGCCGCGAGTTGATTGAACAGATCTCGCGGCTGACCGAGCGGCTTGCGGTGCTGGACAAGGAAATCTCTCGTCTTTCAGGCGAGGTCGCCCGGCGTCTGCGGACTATGCCGGGCGTCGGGCCGATCACGGCGCTGGCCGTCGAAACCTTCGCGCCGGTCATGGAAAGCTTTCGCTGCGGGCGTGATTTCGCGGCATGGCTTGGTCTGGTGCCATTGCAACGATCAACGGGCGGCAAGCAGATCTTGGGCAAGACATCGAAAATGGGCCAGTGCGATATCCGGCGATTGCTTATTGTCGGCGCGATGGCGGTGGTGGGTTCATCGGTTCGAAGGGGCGCTCCCAAGGGATCATGGTTGGAGAAAATGCTGGCCCGCAAGCCACGCATGCTGGTCGCCATCGCCTTGGCCAACAAGATGGCGCGCGGTCTTTGGGCCATGTTGACGAAAAACGAGGAATACCGGGGGCCGGTGATGGTGGGGTGAAATTGAACCCTGCCGCAACCCGCCGCCCGGGAGTGTGAGGAAGGCAATGACCTGCATGGGCAAATGATCGATCAGATCGGGATCAGGAAAACCAGGGGAAGCCAAAGCGCCAACTTGAGCGCGTCTGAGCTGATTTGGACCTGATCCGCGTATCTCCATACCGGCCCGCGGCATGTGAAAAGCCGCACAGAGAGGCCTGACACATGACCGCACTCGATCACATGCCAAGAAGGTCAAAATTTTCCTTGCACAACGGGAGGCATCCACACATGGCTTCCGGCGGGGTGGCTTCCACAAAGTGGATTGAACTAAACCGCTATCGCGGTATTTGGATCCATGTTCGGATTTGCGCTTTTGTCTGGCAAGCTGGTGGTTCTTGCAACCATTTCAGACAGGAGCTTTCCAATGACCCAGATGAACCCTCT